CCGGGTGTCTCAGGAATACAAAAGTGGCTTAAAACCTTTATTTATAAGGCTTTGAGCCACTTTTTTTAATTGCTGAAATACACTGATTTGACTAAAATTTAAGTCATTTTGATGTCGCAAACGTGTCGCAAATTCCCTAATGTCGCAATTTTGTCGCACAGATTTAATCAAAAATATTGGCAATTGCAGACTGACAATCTTCTTTTTCTTCAAGTATATGACTGTATACATCTATAACCATTTTTTCATCATCTCCGAGAAGCTTGGCTATCATCTTTGTGCTGATCAGAGGTATTTGATAGCAGAGCCTTGTACAGTAATTATGTCTGAAAGAGTGTGCAGTAAGGTTCTTTGACACCTCAGCGCTTAAACTACTATCTATTTTAGCCTGTATCGATTTCCACATCTTTACATAGCTACTTGCCGTAATTTGAGTACCGTCCTGCTTAGTAATAAGGTTATATTCTGATACTTGTGTGTAGGCTTGCAAGAACTCTTTTAAGAATGCCGGCATAGGTACACGCCTGTAACCTCTTTGTGACTTAGGCTCTTTTATGTAGGCATTGTTTCCGTCAAAGCATAAAGCTTTAGATACGCTTATCTCAGCTGTGTCAAAGTCTATGTCATCTTTTGTAAGGGCAAGAGCCTCTTCTCTTCTTAGACCACAGCCGTATATGATGTATAGAAAGCATTTTTCTCTATCTGTAAAATCTATATCAAGTATTCTATCAAGTATTTCCGCCTTTATAACTTCTTTTTTCTTTGCCGTATACTTAGGCAGGGCTATATCGGTGCATATGGTTTCATAAGAAGCAGGAGCAAGTATACCGTCCTTTATAGCAGACTTTACAATTTGCTTTATAACGAGGGCTATAAGTTTGCAAGTACGAGGTTTATCAAATCGTGAGTTTATGAGTTGTTGTATATGTCCTCTTGTAAGGGATTGCATTTTAAGAGAGTAGAGGTCCTGAAGGTGGTATTCGATAGTTCTTTTATATGAGAGGTATGTATTTCTTGACTTTACGGATTTATAAGTATCAAGCCAATACAGAGCATAGTCATATACCGTTTCATTACTTGAAGCTATAAAGTCGTTCTGACTTACACGATTCTTAATTTCATTCACCTTACGCTCCAGATCGGCGCTGGACTTCTTAGATGTCACATCTATTCTATGTTTAGATCCGTCAGCGTTGTATGTGCCATCCCAGACTTTTGTACGGAAATATCCGGCTTTTGTTTTCATGTATTTAGCCTTCGCCATATGTACCTCCTTATTTTTGGGTATAAAAATAACACCTGTTGCAAGGTGCTACTACACATGATACAATATAGCTTGCAAGGGCATATTGCTGTGAGTAGTAACTTGCAGAGGTATGTTTGCCACTTGGTATTAGCGTACCGGGTGGCTTTTTTATTATCTTTTTTGTTTATTCTCCAGTTTTTTCTGCTCTTTTTCTATCTGCTTAATACTCTTATCAGGTGTAGGCAAATCCTCCGGCATTGTTCCGCCAAGATCCTTTATAGTATCTCGTACTTTCTTGCCTACTTCAAAATGAGTCTGATTTGCATTTGCTTTACCTTGAATATTTTCACGCCTTAACTTAGCCTCCGTTTGTGTAGCTCTAAAGAGATTGGCTGCAAGTTCTTCATAGCCCATGTGATCAAGAATCTGTTGACTCTTTTTAAGTCCTTTTAGTTTGTGTATATCTGAAGCTTTAAGGCCACCATAAAGACCTTGATATCCATAATTTTGAAATATAGCATAATCAAGAGAGCTTTCAACGCCGGCGTCTTTTGCAGCCGCTACAAGTTGTTTATTATGCTCTGCCATTTCTTTTCGGATAGCAAGTCTCTTCTGATCATCTGTAAGATGCTCATAGTTGTTTATTAGTTCCTGTTGCCTTGTTTTTACAGCAAAGTAGGTTTGACCAAGAGCAATGACCTCTTTTCTGCTGTCACCATTCATAACAATGAGATAGCAAGCATATCGAGATAACACAATATCTTGTATCTCTCTATCGGCAACCCCAAGATGTACTATTTTCCCGACGTCGGCAAAATGGTCATCAACGTTATTTCCAGAGTTTGTACACGCATCCTTAGCCTTATCTAAAACATTTTTAAAATTATCCCACTTACCGTATTCAAGTACAGTTTGCAATTCCCTCGCATACCAAAACTCTTGTTCATATTCATTTATATGCTTAATACTTTCAAACACTTCTTCTGTATAGTTATTATTCATTTATCCCACCCTTTATAAATAAAAATTCAAACCTTCCCTCTAAGCTCTAGCTTCACTCTCGACCTGATCGCAGTCGAGCTTGTCAAAATCTCTTCTTAAAATGTGCTTAATCTCGTGTAATTTGGTCTTTTTATTTGTATCTGCAGACAGAGACGGATTAAGCACAACAGTATAATATCCGTCGTCTTCCATGACAAAACCCTTGATTTTCGGAGGTATCCCCGGCAAATAAATATATCTGCAGTTATCATTAGTTAATCTATACTTTTTCATTATTCCCTATATCTTTTCACTTTCTGAATTTATCTATAATTGTTTTAACCATTTCTAAGTCGTCCGCTGATACGTCTTTCGCAGCGTCGAATAATACCTTGTATTTTGGGTTTTCGTAAAGAAATTGGGCGAGTTCCCTAGCTTCTTTGTCTATGTAGTAAGAGTTATCTTCTTGAGAATCTTCTTCACTTTCAGTATCGTATCCCATTAGCCAAAAAATTGGCACATTCAAAGCCTCCGAAAGCTTTTCTATTGCTTGTTGCTTTGGATAATATCTTCCTGATAAGTATGAGCTTAACGCTCCTTTATTTATACCTGTTATTTCACAGAGTTGAGTTTGGCTGTAACCGGAGTTCTCAACGGCTTTTCTTAATCTCTTTGTTCGCTCGTCCATTTGCTTTCCTCCTTATATAATGCATTATAGCACAATTTTTAGTTATGTAAATATTTTTTTTAGAAAAGTAAAAATTTTGATTGACAAGGAAAGTTGTGGGGGTTATAATTTAGAAAACTAAACAAAAAGGAGGCGATACAATGGACTATGACTACAGCAAGCTTATGGGTAAAATCAAGGAAAAGTACAAGACTCAGGCTGCATTCGCTAAAGAAATGGGCATGGGAGAGTCAACGTTAAACCTTAAGCTTAATAATAAAGCTGAATGGTCGCAAAATGAGATGAAAATGGCAATGTTTTATTTGGAAGTCAATACAGACTTAATAGAAGACTATTTTTTTTCACATAAAAGTTTAGAAAACTAAACAAAATAAAGGGAGGTGATTTATTGAAGCTAAGTGTTTTGGGATATGCTTCTTTAGTAATCGGCCAAATGGCAACAATGTTTATGATTAGCAGGCTTAGTCGTAATGATGTAATCATCGCTAAAGGAATGGCTAAAGAAGCATATGTGGAAGTGCTAAGGGATTTAAACAACCCTGAAGTTAATCCTGAGACAAAGATGTACCTTGAGAAGGTGAAGGAACTTCTTGAGCAGGATCTGAACTATTAGAAATATTGGCAATATTATCTATGTGTTCAATTATGGTATTGAGCGCTTTTTCATCAGATATGTGATTTGTAATCGCAATTGATATTGCCACCAAAATAGCAATGATGGCAATTATATCACTTAAATTGACTTTAATTGCAGGCTTTTCGGAATAAACCACAATCTCTGATTGGTGAGCTTTAATCTGATTATCTAAAGGCAAAGGGTTTGGGATGTAAACATTATTACTTTCAATCTTGACGCCCTTTAAAACCTCAGAAAAATGAAGATTTAGTTGCTTTAGGTCAGCATTAAATTGTTCGGCAATCTCAGTGTTTATAGTAGAAAAACACGAGAGGAGAGATTGTTGAAATTTGTTAGTTTCAGAAATTGGGTAGAGTCTTGATAATTCCTGATTAAGTTCAACAAAAGAATTTCTCATTGCTTTTACTGCCGGCTGAATGGAACAGCTCATATTATATTGAAATTCCTTGCCAATAGCATTCTTGAAAGTTTCAATGCTTTCTCGAAACTGTGAATAGGGATCTTTACTTATAGGCATATAAGTTCTCCTTTCAAATTATTTAGGTGCTGGCACACCTACAAGAGTATAGTAGGAGAATTTAATATCAATGTAAATAGACAGATAAAAATATGGAGGTGATTTTATAAAAATAGAAAATTGGTGCAACCACGAAATCAGATTTGTAGAAAAAGACGGTGAATGGTGGGCGGTAGCTACAGATATAGCAAATGCTTTAGGGCATAGAGATGCAAACAATGCTTTAAAGAAAATGAAGGCTAAATATAAAGGTACTCACAAAGTTAGTATCACATCTGATAAGTTAAAAAGCCGTAAGACCCAAAATGTAATTATCCTAAATGAAAAAGGTATTTATCGCCTAATTATGAGGAGCAATAAGCCTGAAGCTGAAGAATTTCAAGACTTTGTTTATGAAGTAATTAAGGGTCTCCGTGAAGCATCCAGATATGAGGGCTTTGAAATATTCCGAATGCTTGACAAGGAACATCAAAAGGAAATGATGAAAAAGCTTCAGGAAGGCTTAAAAAGTCCTGCAAGAGTTGACTTTATCAAGGCTAACACGATAGCAAATAAGGCGGTATCACTAAAGCACGGCTATCAAAAGATGATAAAGAAAGCCACTATGACACCTGAAATGTTGAAAGACAGAGAGCCGATACTTGCGGATACAGTAGAGCTTATGGCAGTAAAGGACAAGTACGGGCTGGATGTGTCGGTAAGCGATACGATTTATAAGAAAAATGAAGAAAAGGTTGGTTAGAGGGAAGAATGACCGAAGAGCAGAAAAGATTGGAAAGTGTCTTATTAAGATTAGTTGAGGAATTATACAGAAGGGGCACAGTGGAGCAGGTATCACTGATATCTCATGAACTTATAGAACTGTGGGAGGTGACAAGAAAAGATGGAGTATCCAAAGCAGATCATGAAAATGTCAGAGCTTAAAAGTTTAGGTTATCCACAACCTTTACTTATGGAAGCTTATAGGGATCCGAAACAGAACTTTGCAACCAAGGTGGACCCGTCAAAACCGAATTCGACAATCATATTTGATACAGCCGGATTTGATAAGTGGATAGCAAAGAGAATAAAAATACAGACGACTGAGTTTGCAAGCCAAAGAAGAAGGCCTGCAACGTCTCAGTTGAGAATAGTAAGAGAGGTAGGATAAATGTTTAAAAAATACAAGGCTTGGACGGCTGAAGAGATAGAACTCTTGAAAAGCCTTATGGATAAAGGTGAAAAGACATCGGCTATTGCTATAAGGTTACAAAGACCTGCAGGCAGTGTAAGTACCAAGAAAAGAGAGATTGAAAGTGGCAACATGAGAACCGGGTCTTTTTGGACAGTTGACGAAATGAAAATGCTAAGAGCATTACTGCAAAAGGATTTAAGTAAAAGTCAGATAGCGGAAATTATGGGAAGGTCTGAATCTTCAATAAAAAATAAATTAATTAAGATGGGAATTGATATCTGGAACGAAGATTCATATCAAGCATACGTGTGTTAAAAAGGGAGGCAATATGAAAAAGGAGCTAAAAGAGGTTTTAAACAATAATTTTGAGAACATGGACTTAAGAGGCCGGAACTTTAAAGGGCAAAACTTGACGAGTGCAAACTTTTCAGGTGCAGACCTTGAGGGAGCTTGCTTTATAGATACAGTTCTTGTTAGTGCAAATTTTGAGGGCGCAAATTTAAAGAATGCAGACTTCTCATGCGCAAATGCATGGGGTGCAAACTTCAACGAGACGAACTGTCAAAACGCTGTATTTTTATCTTCAAACCTTACTGAGGCATCCTTTGAGGGTGCCGATCTGGACGGTGCGTCATTCGCACAGGCGAATTTAACAGAGGCAAACCTTCAGGACACAAACATTATTGCTGCCGAGTTTGATAATACCGTTGGTATCTATCCGGTGTGCCCAACAAAGGGGGTCTTTACGGCATGGACTATTGGAGATGACTTTGAAGGCAATGACTGCTTAGTAGAGGTGGTCATTCCTGTATGGGCTCAGAGAAGTTCAGGAACGACAAGAAAATGTAGAGCAGAAGCTTTGTATATCGAATCTATCAAAAGGCTGAAAGATAATTATAGCCCGCTTGGAGTATCACTTAGATTCAGAGATTATATTTTATCCAAGAATGAGATTGTACGAGATAATGACTACGAAATAGACAGGTTCAAGGTAAGCTCTACAGACCTTTACTTCTACATCACGGAGGAAGAGGCACTGGCGCAGGCGAGGAAACGCATATGATAGTGCATTACAATAACACGATTATACATGTATTTGACGGTCCTAAGCCTGCTTTGAGATACAAAGAAATCCACAAAGCGATACAGCCGGGCGACACTTTCATGATGAAGTGCGAACTTTTCACAAAAGAAAATGCCGTGCCTACAGATGTAATCTGTGAGGTTGAAGTCAAGAAAGTATATCACAACTGGTGTGAGCTAAGGGTAGTAGAAGAGAGAAAAGAAGTCGTTAGGGACAAGAAAAAGAAGAAGGCTATCAGGATTAAAATAGTTGAGCATGATATGTCAGCGAATATAGGGCAGATACTCATGGATAGCACTCTGGGAGCGATACTCTGTAGTCCTGCACTTGGCAAGGCATTAGAAAAGAAAACATTAAAAGAATTATTAGAAGACAAGGAACTGGGGAGAAAGCTTCTCAGCAAAGGAGGATTTAAATGTCTAATATAAAAGAAAAAATTGCAGTAGCAGATGTGTGGACCAGTAAGAGGATAGAAAAGAGCATAGAGGCTCTTGAAGATAGACACAGCAAAGAGGTTGAAAAGCTAAAGAGGAAAGTTGCAGAGCTTGAATATGATCTCGACAGTGTGGAAAGAGCTTTTTGGATAGGAGTTATAGGTCTAACAATATTCAACCTCGCAGTTGTAGTAATGTTTGTTTTTTAAGAAAAGGAGAAAATAGAAATGATTAATTTAACTTTTGAAACTTTTGACGAGATGGTAGTTTTTGCAAAACAGATACTTGGTAATCAGACAGCTGTAGTGGAGTCGGTATCCCCTGTAAAAACTGTTGAGCCTAGTATGCCTGTTATCCCTGAGATGCCTGCGATACAGCAACCAGATTCGGTAGTGCCGACACAGCAGTCGCAGGCACCTGTTACACCACAGGCACCTGTTACACCACAGGCACCTGTTACACCACAGGCACCTACACAAATGCCTACCTACTCTATTGACCAGATAGCAGTCGGGGCAATTCAGCTTAAAGATGCGGGAAGATTAGGGGAGTTCCAACAACTTTTAGCAAGATTTGGAGTAGCAGCGCTCACTCAGTTACAGCCTGCACAGCTTCCTGAGATTGCTGCGGAGTTGCAAAAGATGGGGGTAAAGCTTTAATGGCCGAACACGCAATATTAAGCGCATCGGGGGCACACAGATGGTTAGAGTGTACCCCTAGCGCAAGGCTTGAAGAAAACTTTGAAGACAGATCATCAGATAGCGCAAAAGAGGGCACATTGGCGCACGCAATAGCTGAGGCGAAAGTAAGGAACATGCTTATAGATCCGTTGCCCAAAAGGTCTTTTAGTAAGATACTTAAAGATTTTACAAAAGACGCTATATATCAAAAAGAGATGGATGCTCTTACAGACGAATATGCGGAGTATATAAGGGGTATCGTGCTTTCATACGCACAAAAGCCTTATATAGCTGTAGAAGTAAAGCTTAACTTATCCGCATATATCCCTGAGGGTTTTGGTACAGCGGACTGCGTCATAATATCAGGCAACGACTTACACATAGTGGATCTAAAGTATGGGAAGAATGTTGCAGTCAGTGCAGAAAATAATCCACAGTTAAAACTATATGCGCTGGGGGCGGTAGGGGAATATGAATTATTCTACAACATTCAATCGGTGCATATGCATATATTCCAGCCAAGGAACAATGATGGCGGTGGAACATTTATAGCGAGTGTACAGGAGTTAAAGGCTTGGGGAGAAAGCATAAGGCCGACAGTAGAAATGGCGTACATGGGCGCAGGAGAGCAAAAGGCGGGACCTTGGTGTGGTTTTTGTAAAGCTAAACCGATATGCCAGAAGCACGCTGAGAAATGCAGAGAACTTGCAAAGCTTGACTTTAAAAAGCCTGAACTCTTATCTCGTGAGGAAATCGGACAAATTTTACAGACTGCAAAAGATGTTGCGAGTTGGGCAAAGGCCTTAGAAGAATACGCCCTGTCAGAAGTGCTAAAAGGAAATGACATATCCGGCTGGAAGGCAGTAGAGGGAAGAAAAACAAGAACCTGGACAGATATGGATATGGCATTTAAGAAGCTTACAGATAGTGGCATAAGTGAAGAAATTTTGTGGATAAAGAGCCCATTGACTCTTGCCCAAGTTGAAAAAGAGATAGGCAAGAAAGAATTTAGCGCCCTTGTAGGCGATATGGTAACAATTAGTACAGGTAAGCCGACATTGGTACCTGATAGTGATAAAAGAGAATCAATTAAATTAAAAGCAGCAGATGAATTCAAGGAGGAATCAACAAATGAGTAAAGTAATAACAGGAAAAGTAAGATTTAGCTATGTGGCACTTTTAAACCCAAGAAATGACTTAAACGGAAACAGTAAATATAGTGTGACAGCTTTGTTACCAAAATCAGATATACAGACAAAGCAGGCTATTGATGCAGCTATAGCACAAGCTATAGAAGAGGGCAGAAACGGAAAATGGAACGGGGTAGTTCCTCCGGTAGTACCTACACCAATTCATGACGGTGACGGAGTAAGACTGGATGGTTCTCCTTTCGGAGATGAGTGTAAGGGATGTTGGGTGTTTACGGCATCAACTAATGCAGATCCGACAAGGCCTAGACCTGAGATAGTAGGACCGGACTTACAGCCGATAATGAGTGCAACAGAAGTTTATTCAGGAATGTACGGCAGACTTTCAGTAAATTTCGCTCCATATTTTAGTGCAGGAAAAAGAGGAATAGGTTGCTATTTAAACAATGTACAAAAGCTTGAAGACGGTGCGCCTTTAGGAGGATCTAAAGCGTCAGCTTCTGAGGATTTCGGAGGCGGACAACCTGCACAGGCTCAGTACGCACAGCAACCTGCACAGGCTCAGTACACACAGCAACCTGCACAGATTGATCCTATAACAGGGCAACCCATAGTACAGGGCGGAGTTATGGGCCTATGATTAGGCTGTCGATAGACTTGGAAACCTATAGCAGTGTAGATATTAAAAAGGCGGGGGCGTACGCATATGTGCGCACCCCCGATTTTGAAATAATGCTTGCTGCAT